TTAATAAAGAGTATTAAATCTAACACTTGCTTTAACAAGAGCTAAAGCTTTAATGCTTTCAACAGGAAATTCGGTACTTTGATGATGTTGATTGTGAGAAATTAGTTCGATATATCCTTCACGAGATGATTTCTTTAGAAATTTACAGAAGAAATACTCATCCCCATTGTGTTCCAAGTAAATTAGATACATTTCACCCCATATAATATTATATTTATCTTGAATTGTCTTATACGCAACAATATCGCCGCTTTTTAAAAGCGGATACATAGAATCTCCTCTAATATACAACGCTCCATCACATTTAGGGAGATTTGGTATTGTTATGTGATCTATTGGCACGCTCTGCGGATTCTTAGTGAAAACTTCAAAAACACCTGCTGTTGCTTCCAAATCATACAAAGGCACTGTATTGCCATAGCTGATATCCGATTCCATACTTTTAGAATGGTGGAATCTTTCTTCAATTGCATATAGATTCGCATTCTTCAACATATTTCCTTTCCCAGTAAGCAACCAATTAGCATCAATCTCTACACACTTCGTTGATATCACTGAATAATCAATACTATTTCTTGATTTCCAATTAGAGAGTGTTTGAGGCTTAATATCTAAAAATTTAGCAAAATCAGAATCAGATTTTAAATTATAGTAAGATTTTATTTCATTAAGAATCAAAGTGTTATCCATAAACATAAACTAATTGTGTATTTTTACTTGTTTTAATAAACATTTTGTGTATATATTTGTCCTATACAAAAGACAAACAAGACAATGAACAAAACTACACAAAAAAAGACAAGCTACAATACGGTTATCCTCAGTGTTCTTGCTAATAAATACGGGTTCTCGATTGATTACATCAGAAAATGCTTGCGTGGTGATCGTACAGGATTGATGCCGGATGAATTGAAAAAGGAATATAATTCTTTAGAAAAAATAGCTAAAGATGCTATTGAAATACAAGCAAATCAATTAAAATAAAAACTATGAAAAAATTATTGCAAAACATTTTTTGTTACAAAAACATTGAAGTAACTGATGCAAATACCGGACGCAAAGAAATTGCACAGTATAGAATGATATTAGGCTTTCCCTTTAAAATCACTTATGCTCCGGTAGATACATCAAAATCATCAGATTATATAATTAATGAAATAACAGTAATTATAAGTAATACTACTCCTGTTTTGGAATAGATTTTTTTGCGACATCGAAATTTTCTTTCGTTTTTTTTAAGATTCTTTCTTTGACTTCATCAGTTGATACATTTTCAAGTTTTGAAACAACCTCACAATAATCATCCAAAATCGCCTTTGACATAGCCCAACCAGTTAAATAACGACTGAATTGCTCTGTAATAGCATCTAAATTACTCATAACTATATTTTTTGTTAGCACTCAAATATAGTGAATTTCCCGCCACGGCTTTGTGTGGTTTCGACACCATAGCGGGAACTAATTAAAAACTATTTAAATACCGTTTAAATAATGTTTGAATACTATAATAACACTTTATGCGTAAAAGGAAACTGGCTTGCTGATGTAGGTATAGTTACTGCTAACAGTCTTAAAATTCTTGCACACAGAGGGCAAATAAAACGTGCGAGAATGGGTAAAGGTCTTGGTAACTGTGCTCTTTACATATATGCAAGCCTTCCAGAGCGGTTCAAAAATATCATTGAACACGATTTAAAAATCAATCCTTATGAGCAAAAAAGCACAATCAATTTTTCAGATTACTTAGAATCGTCTGAGATTGCATTAGCATATTTTTCTAATTACGAGCTTGAAGATGGGAGATATTTATCAGAAGCCAATTCAGACATTGTTGAAGAATACACAGCAAATGTGGTTGTATTTAATGCAATTGAAAAAGTTATCGGAAAAGTAATATCAGCTAATCCAAAGATTAATAAAGCCGAATTGTGGCAAAGAATTACGGATTCTGTTCACTCAATTAGCGATGATTTAAGAATTCGCTATCCTTTTGACCTTCCGGAAAATTCGCAGGCATTAAGAGCGAAATATGAAGCTTGTTTATTAGATAAAACCTCAAAGCGTTATCCACGTCCGGGAATGGAAGGTTTGATTCACAGTAACTATTGCCACACAAACTCACTGAAAATTACGGATGAAGTCGGCGAATGGCTTATAGCATACTACTCACTTCCTATTAAATGCAGTATTCCGGAATTATTAATTGCTTACGAAAAGAAAAGACCAATCACCGGTTTTCCAAAATTATCGGAAAGCGGAGTTTTAAATTTCTTGATGAAGCCTGAAAATGAAAGGATTTGGTTAATGGCTCGTGATGGGAAAGAAGCTTGGTTAAATAGATTTGGTCACACCATCAAAAAGGATAAGGAAACTTTATTCCCGAATGCTCACTGGGCGATTGACGGAACTAAATTAGACACCATTCACGTAAAAGACAGTAAAAACAAAATGGGAGCTGACATGAATATCGATTGTGTAATTGATGTTTACAGTGAAAAAATATTAGGATGGTCATTTTCAGAATCAGAAACACATGTTGATCACTTCAAGGCTCTAAAGATGGCAGTAAATACTGCATGTGCAAAACCATATCTATTTACTTATGATGCGCAATCAGGTCACAAAACAAAAAAAATGCAGGAGTTATATAGCCGTGTAGTTTCAGGAGGAGGTACGCATTATCATCATAAAGTTGGAAGAAAATCAAATCCTATAGAACAGATATTTGATAGGTTTCAAATGCAGGTCATCAACAAAAGGTGGTTTTCAGATAAGCAGAGCATTAAATCGAAAAGAAGTCGCTCACAGGTAAATGTGGATTTCATTAAAGAATTTAAAGGAGCGCTACCTACCAAAGAAGAACTTTACAAACACTTCATAATTATGGTTGACGAATGGAACGCAATGAAGCATCCACGTTATGACAAATCAAGAAATGAAGTTTTTAATATGAAATCGGAACATGAGAGGGAATTAGATGCATTTGAACAGATATCTATGTTTTGGCTGAATGAAACTACTCCGAAAATTTATAGAAGAGAAGGGATGAAGTTTACAAACTTGGGAATAGATTATGAATTTGAGGTTTACGACACTGATGGCAATGTTGATATCGATTTCCGAAGAAAAAGAGTAAATACAAAGTTAATTATTTCCTACGACCCTGAGTATTTGAACGAATATATCAAACTCTACGAGTTAAACGAAAAAGGGCAAAAGGTTTTTGTTGCCTATGCTCAGAAAAAGAGAGAACACAGCCAATCACCTATCATTCGTAAGGCTCAACAGGACGAAAAAATGAGAGCTGATATGAATATTCGAGATATTGAAATGATGCGAGATTGGAATGAATATCAAAAAATAGCAGAACGTACAGGGATTACCCGTGAAAATCTAATTGATGAACAAAATTCAATGATTGAAAATAACTGGGAACTGGAAGCTAAATTGTCTGCTTACACTACTAAAGATGAACAAATTAAGACCAATAAATCAATTTTAGAAAAAATAAAAATAATGTAATATGGAACAACAGGAAAAAATAAAAATAGTTGAACTACTCAGAAAATTTGCCGATAAAAAAGGAAGCCAAAACAAAGCAGCTACTGCACTAAAGGTATCTTCTGCTGTTGTTTCTCACCTATTGAGTGGTAATTGGCAGCCCTACACAGATGAAATGTTTAGAAAAATAGGTGCTCAGGTTGGTCATAATGTTTTCACTTGGAAATTTGCGAAAACGAGTAATTCTGAAAAACTATTAAATGACCTTTATTTTGCTAAAACTTCCGCAAAATTACTGACAATTATCGCACCTGCTGGAAGCGGCAAATCTGAAACTACTAAAAAATTCGCAGAAGAAAATCCAAATGTTTTCAGGGTTGAATGTGGGAAATATTGGGATGCTAAATTTTTCTTAGCTCAAATTCAGCAACAGATGAATATTACATCAGAAAGCAACAACCCTGCTTATATGCTTGAGGAAATATTTCAGAAAATTTTAAAGTTAGAAGACCCTCAAATCATAGTTGATGAAGTTGATAAGCTTAATGACAAAGTATTACCCTATCTCATTACATTTTACAATCGTCTTTTTAAAAAATGCTCTATTGTAATACTTGCAACAAATCACTTAGTAAAAATGATAAATGATGGTGTAAGAAAACAAAAAAATGGCTACAACGAAATAAAATCACGATTCGGCAGATACTACGAATTTGAACAAACGACTGCTGCCGATGTTAAAATTATGTGTGAAACTCAAGGATTAACAGATTCAGATACAATTCAAATTATCGCAAAAGAATCAAGAGGAGATTTCAGGATTGCAAGAGACCTTATTGAGGAGGTAATAGAAGATTATAATAAAAAATTAATAACAGCATCATGACAGAAGAATACAGATACCATCCGGAAATTAATGGTTTAAAAGTAAATCAGGACGGCTCAAAAATACTACTTAATGAATTGCCTGTAGAATTAAAAGTGAGAAAAACCGGAAAGCATCCTTTTAAATTCTTGCTTTTTAAACAACATCAAATAGGTTTAGCAAGATTAGTTTTAGAATGTTGGAGCGGAATGCCACCCGAATGCAGACTAACCGCAAAACATATTGATGGTGATTACACCAATTATCATTACAAAAATTTACAATGGGGAACAAATGGCGGAAACGCTAAAAATTCACCAAAATTAAACCCTCAACAGAAAAAAGAGGTATTACAAAAAATTGCTGAGGGAATTGGAGATTCAGCAATTGCAAAAGAATACGGAACATCCCGAAACGCAATTTTTAACCTCAGAAAAAAACAAGAAAAATAATATGGCAAACGACTTCTTTTCGGTAGATGAAATTGAAAGCACAAAGTTTAAAGAATTTGATTTTACGGGTAAATGGGAGAAGTCATTCGGAAAACCTGCAATGTCCGGTGTTTGGATTATTTACGGGAAATCATTTAATGGGAAATCATCACTAATGATGCAGTTAGCGAAGCAATTTACAGACTTTGTAAAAAATAAAGTTCTTATAAACTCTTTAGAAGAAGGTAAGGTAAAGTCCTTCAAAATGAATATTGCACGCTCCGGAATCAATGCAGTAAAAGATAAAGTATTGTTTGGGAATCGAGTATCGATGGAAAAAATTTGCGATAGACTAAACAAGCAGCGAAGCCCTGAAGTTATTTTCATCGACTCTCTACAATATGCTAATCTGAATATTAAGTCTTTCAAAAAATTAAAAGAAGATTTCCCCCACAAACTATGGATTTTCATTTCACAAGCCGATAAATCAGGTGAACCAAAAGGTTCTTTAGCTGAAGCTATAAAATACGATGCTGATGTAAAGATTAAGGTTGAAGGTTTTAAAGCGTTTCCCGAAAGCCGTTTCGGAGGCGGTGAAGAATTTATTATTGATCCAGAAAGAGCCGCAAAATATCACGCAAAAATTAAATAACCAATGACCTACACAGAAAGCGAAAGATTTGAAAAACTAACCACGGCACTGCAATACGACAGCTATGGTGAAAAGTACCTCACTGCATTTGATAGAATTTTCATTCACAAGGAACGCAGCTCACTAATTAACTCGCAAGTTTATTTACTACCTGCCGATGTTGAAGAGAAAATAAATACAAAATTAATTTTTATAAAATCAAAAAACTGGGAATCTCCCGAAATATGAAATGAGCAAAAAAATAGATTTTTCAATATTTAAGAATTTTCTCCCACTACTTCCCAAGGCATTACAAGCATTCAATTATCAAATTGAAATTCAAACACTAATATCAAAAGAGAAATTCGAGCTTAGGAAATTGAATGTAAGCGATGAAAAAATAGTTGAACTTATTTACCTCGCTCACAAGGAAGCCATCTGTCAAGTTTCAATTAGTAATTCTCAATACATCATTAATTATTTAAGCAACTACAGATACGAAATACTTTTTGCTGAAACACCTGAGATTAAACTTGAAAAAAACATTCAAAATCTCATAGAGCAGCTTAAAAATGTAAGCGACGATACAATAGCAGATAATCTTATTCAAGAAATCAAAGAAAGTAAAAAACAATTACAACAATTAATAATAAACAATAACATATTATGACAACAATTGACATCGCACAATTAACACCGGAACAGAAACAAACAATTGCGGACCAGGTTGCACAGGAGGAAAAAAATAAAAAAGCTAAACTGGCAAAAGATAAAAAATTGCTCAAAGGTTTAGAAAACGACATTGTAATCGGACAGATAGATTATTTCATAGACAAACGTGAAGATATCGAAAATCGAATAGTAACACTTTTCTCCAATATTGAGCCTGTTATTGAGCTTCGTGCTGAAGTGTTCGGAAATAAAAAAAGAGAACAGGACAGCCACACTTTTACGCTTGACGATGGTTCTGCAAGTATTAAAGTTGGTTGGAATATGAAACCTTCTTTTAATGGAACTGAAGCTGAAGGAATCGTAAAAATCCGTGAATATATGACCTCTTTGGCTGGAGAATCAGAAAATGAAAAAGTATTAATGGAAATGATTCAGATTTTCTTGAAAACGGATGCTCAAGGAAATTACGAGCCGAAAAAAGTACGACAGCTTAACACAATGCGAGAAAAAGCAAATTCACCATTATTCAGTGAAGGAATGGATATCATTAACGATGCAATGATTGATATCAGGACAAGCCGATATGCAAGAGGTTACAAAATGGTGGATTTTGGCGATGGTATTATTAAACGTGTGAACTTTCAATTCTCAATAGACTAACAAACAAAACAATATTATGGGAATACTATTAAATAGCTATGGAACTGATGAATTAGCAACTGAAATTAGTGAATTTATCCAAAGTAAAATCAATCACTTATCAAATGAAGATTTCAAAACAGTATTAGGAGATGTTATTAGTGATTTAGAAGCGCAACTCGCTGCGCTTGATGATGATTTAGAAAGTGAATTTAAAAATGCATTAGAAGAGTAAAGTCATGGCAACACTTAAAAAATTAATGACTTTAATGTCAAAAGAAGGAGTGACAAACCAAAGAGCTGAAATAATCAGCTCTTTTACAAATGGTCGGACTGATTCTGCAAAAAACCTCAGTCCTGACGAAATTGATACTCTTTGTGATTTCTACGAAAGAAATTCTAACGAATTATTGAATAAAAAACGCAAACGAGTTATTGCAGCGATTTTTGGAATGTTCAAAAAAATGAATAAAACGGTTACTACCGAATATGTGAAAACAATTGCGTGTAGAGCTTCAAAATATCAGCGATTTAACGACATTCCTTCTACTCGATTAGATTCTCTTTATAGTGCATTTTTAAATGCTCAGAGAGATTTGCATTTCGCAGGTAGATTGGTTGAAGGACATATTTCAGAACAACAACATTATAATTAAAATACTATGAAAATTATTGCGCACAAAGTAGGAAATAAAATAAACGGTGAAGGTGCTGGTATGGCAGACGGTTTACTTCAGTTGGATGAAACAAAAACTGACCTTCTACTAAATTACTTTTTAGGCTCTTTTAAGAGTGAAGAAACCTACCAGTTTTACTCTGATTCTTATTTGGTGAATAATCTTGTTTACAAAACTATCAGTAATGTTTTTGAAGATTCAGAAGCCTTTATTCAAAAATCAAAAGATTTAGCAAGATTACTCTATGATGCAGCCGAAAACCCACGTATTCAGGGAGGTGATTTGTTTGTAGTTTATTTCTCTGCTGATAACGAAAATGATGTTGATAAAATTGGAATTTTTAAAATGGAAAAAAAAGAATCCTTTTTAAAAATATTCCCAAATCAACACGATCCTGTAGAAGTAGATCAGGGTATTAGTTTAGCCAAAATTGACAAAGCAGCTTTAATCTACAATAAAGACGGACAAAGCGGATATGTTCTTTCAGTGGTTGACAACAACAAAAACGGAGATATGTATTACTGGTTTGAGGATTTCTTAAAAGTAAAACAGCGTGAAGATGATTACTATCAAACACAAGAATCAATGGCAATCATCAAAGATTATTTCAAAAAACAGCTTCCAGTTGAGTTTGAAGTTTCTAAAGCAGATCAGGCGGATTTACTTAATAAAGCAGTTAAATATTTCCATGAAAAAGAAGAATTTAACCTCGAAGAATTTGGAAATGAAGTTTTAGAACAAAAAGAAATTATCAACAGTTTTAATGAGTTTAAAACCGATTATGAACAGGATATGCAGATAAATGTGTCTGAAGAATTTCCAATCAACACAACAGCGGTTAAAAAGTCTCAAAAGCATTTTAAAAGCATTATCAAGTTAGACAAGAATTTTCATCTGTACATTCATGGAGATAAAAAGCTTTTAGAAAAAGGAACAGATGAAAAAGGTAATTTTTACAAAGTTTATTTTGAAAAAGAAAGTTAGTGCTAAAAAAAAGAAGGACACCGCTTCATGTACTTTTTGGAGAGCGTGAAGCCATTAGAATATACCCAATAAAAAAATTAACAATGGAAGAAATTGCAAGTCCCGAAATAGAAATCCTCAATCTATTTAATCAAATAACAGGACATAAACACCGAGGTGGTAAATCGAATTTAGCAGGTATTAAGCGGGTTTTAAAAGAAGGTTACACAATAACCGAAATTCAGGAAGTAATTCAGCTAAAAACGATTCAATGGAAGAAAAATGTTGAAATGTGTGCCAATTTAAACCCTGTGACAATTTTCAGAGAAAAGAACTTTGATAAGTATATAAATCAGGTTCTTAATGTTAAAGAAAATCCTAAAATGTATGCAGAACACTTTGCCGCAATTAATAGAGTCAACACCGGAAATAATAGTTCCGGAGCGTTCGACAAGATTGATGCAATGTTTGGTAAGCGAAGATAAGTTTGATCTTATAAACGTTGAAAGGAGCTTAACTATTGAAAAATGCGTTTTAGCTCCTTTACTTATCAATCAAAAAGCTAATGAGACCGAATTAATCAAATCGATTTTTCTAATCGTAAAAAGATTCAATGATCTTGTCAATGTTAGTAAAAAACTCAACGAAGACCAAATGATTGCTTTATCGTCTGATTTATTTGAAAGATTCGCAGGTGAGAGTTTAGAGGATATAATGTTATTTTTTAAGATGGCAAGAAGCGGTGAATTTGGCGATTTATATAGACTTGACTCAATTGTGATACTTTCATGGGTCAATAAGTATTTAGATAAAAAAACGGATGCTTTTCATGAAAACAGAATCAATGAAGAAAACCAAAGAATCAGAACGGAAAATGATGCTGTAAAAAATCATCAGTATTCTGAAAAATCTAAAGAAAAACTCGAAGAACTTTCCAAACTTTTAAAAACAACCACAATCAGCAGAAATACAGGAGTAATAAGAAAAGATAATCCTTTGTTTGATTATGATTCTTATCTCTTAGCTCTTCCTGAAGCTGCAAAAAAAATGGATGATGAAAGATTGCAAACTATGATTGATAATACATCCCAATACTCGCACCCGGAAGTTTTAAAAATACTACAGGCGGAAAACCAAATACGATTAAATGATAAGAATAAGCGAAGAACTCGAAAACGTAATAAAGATGAAAATTGAAATTAATTTCACTCAATCAGAAATCTTTGAGTTTTTACAGAAGAAAGGATATGAGATTAAAAGCTGGTTGTGGGAGTTTACAGATGAAACCTTTCCAAACGGAATTGCATCACATGAAAGCTGGACGTTTACAGCCTGTAAAACTGGCGAAAACCAAAGCGAAGAAAACATCTTTATAAAGGTGTTTGACAAAGAAATACAACAAATTTTAAAACAAATTAAATAGGCTACGGAAAGCCGTATTTTTTTCTAATAACAACTTTATAATTTTACAACATGGCAGAATATAGAATACTTACAGAAAATGAAAAAATAGATGCACTTCTCGAATGTTTTGAAGATAGCATCATGGGTATGGGAATTAAAGCTCTATGCGATATCACAATAGAGAAAGGAGATAATGCATCAACAATGGTTCTGAAGACCAAAGACCCTAATACAGAATTAAAAGCAGCTGAATTTTTCACACTGGGTGTGATGATAGGTACTGATTATTTAAATGTTGATGAAAGAAATCAAAATGTTAAAATGAAAAGGGTTATTAACGCAATAAGATTGAGCGTTTCCTCCTTAGATTAATAAAAATATATTATTTTTGATTTATGAACAATGACAAATATAATTGGGATAACATAAAAATATTTATGGGTGGCAGAGAGTTAGATTTTAAACCTGTTGAAGGTCGCACAGGTGTGAACGTTTTTGAATCTGACATTACAATAACCTTAGAAGAATTAAAGAAATCGACAAAAAACACTTTTAACATAACTGAAAATTATTCACCGGAAAAACACCTCAGACAAAGACGTTTAATTGTTGATGGTGTAATATTCAAAGAAAATGAAACTTTAATAATTGGTGACAATGAATATTTAGTTGTCGCAATTTTAGATGATAAAATTATATTAAAATTAACATCCATCAAACTATGAAAAAACTCTTATTCCTTTTGACCTTGATATCCGGCTTTTTCTTTGGGCAAAATGTGAGTCACTTTGAAAATCTTGATTCCTTGCAATTTACAGATCGTATTGCTGAAGTAGTTATTCTGACCGGAAGAAATTATAAACTTTATGATTCAGGAGAATATAAAAAGAGAAAATATTTTCAATTCTCTAATGCAGACAATAAAGAAGATACTTTCACAGTAACAGGATACAAAGCTTTTGTAGGAGGTAATCCCGCTCTTGAAATCAAAGGAAAGGAAACTTGGGGTTTAAGATCGGTTGCTGGACCGTTTTTGGCCGTCTATCCATTCTGGCTCAAATTTATTGATCCTCAAGCCGACAGAGATAAAATTATTAAAGAAGGAAATGCATATACTCCAAAAGATCGTTTCACGAGAATGATTAAAGATGGTAACTCAGAAAATTACTGGATTATACAATTTTAAACTTTCTGATGCAACAAAAGAAAATCACCTTGTTTGGTGATTTTTTTTGTTTTATTTTTGTGGTTATATGGCAGTTACAAAACAAAGCATCGGGGCAAAACGCAATAGACTTCTTCGTTATCAGCAGGTAATGGAAGAGTTTAACAAGCATGATTGCCGATATACTCCTATTACTGTTATTCATAGAGAATTTATTTACCCTAAATTTCACATTTCCCGTGATACTTTATACCGTATTCTCAACACTCCTGTTGAGGAAGAATTAGTAAAAGTTACTTTACCATCTTTATTTGATTAAACATTATTAGCTTCAAAGCTGTAATAAATTGTATATTCCTGTATACCATCATCTCTTTTACTTCTCGAAAACGTTTTTCTTAGCATCTTAGTACAATTTACATCAGGTGAAAATCCGTGTAGTTTCTCATGTATTTCTTTCATTAATCCAAATATATTCCATGCCGCATCTTTCTGCGATTTTGGTGCTTTAAAACTCGTATTGGTAAGCTTCATATTGGCAAGTGTAAGCCTAACCGATAAAGCTCCATTTTGCCTGTTTACTGGTTTTTTTGATAAATCTCGTCCGATATCGCTGAAGCTACCATCATTCAAATCAATAAGACAGCACGGGAACTGCACAGGAAAATTGGGTGAATAATAATCAAGTTGCCCAGTATCTTCATCTACATATTTTAAAGATGAAATTTCCGCTATTTTATTTTGGATATTTGTTAAAATTGTCTCCATTATCTGTATAATAAAAAGTTGTTTCGAAAATCATTATTTAATTCTTGAAAGTTTCGGTTGATAATCTCTTTAATAATCTTATCTACTTGCTGATGATGCCCCAAAAACTGTCTTTGAGTAATATTCATTCTTGCACCCTTTTTTTGAAGCGCCAAAGCTTTCCATTGTGCAGCTTCATCCGAAAGCTTTTGGTTTCTTGCTTTGTTGGTAGAAGTTTTCTTTACATCATTTCTCATGGCTCCTGAGGTTTTGTAGTACATCGCCCAAAAGAACTTTCTCATTTTATCTGTTACGACAATTACTCCGCCTTCATTTAATAATTTAGCTTGTGGCTGTGAACTGCTCCAAGTGATGCCGTTAGAAACTGTTTTTGGACTTTGGATGGATCTTCTTAGCATCCCCGACCGCATCATTAATGAGCCTCTTTTATTGTGTAATTTCGATGTTGCCCATTTCTTATCAAAGAAAGCTTTTCTTTGAAAATTTTGATCGAACTCGTCACTAAGTTTAATCTTAGTATCAATCATTACCTGTTTTATGAATTCTTTAGGCTGCATAACTTAAATTTTTAATTGCGGTTTCCGCTCCTATTACTTTACTGTAAGCATTATTGGGAGGGAAGATTTTATTTTCCATTCCCGGATTAAACCTGAACATTTCTAAAGTATTTTTGTTGTCTTTATTAATACTTGTCGTTGCTTTTTCACCTATTTCAATTGCTTTTTTGCTATCTGAAACTTTATAATCAACAGCTAAAACTTCAACAGCAACGCATCTGCACCTCCAGCCATTGGGAGGATAAAAAGAAAACCAAAATGGGTCATCTTTGGGTAAAGTTGTACTATTAAGCTGTGCATGACTCGCCCGTACTTTTTCATCTCCTGCTGTTCTATACTGTAAAAAATATCTATCTGTATTGTCTTGTAGATTGCCCCAATTAGCAGCGCTTTGAGACGAAGCGACAGCAAATTCATATTCCGTCTCAAGATAAGTTACATTGTATTTTTCATTGAGTTTTAAAATATCCTGTTCAAATTTGTAGTACGGTTTTATATTACCATTTTCATCGTTTAACAAACTGCGGGCTTCTGTTAATTGCGCATGAGCTTTTAATCCTGAAAAAACAAAAGCATCCTTTTTTAAATATTCTTTCATCTTTTCAGGAACCTCGTGTACAATTGCATCGCTAAAGACTTCACCTGTTGCCTGAACTAAATCTTTATATTCCTGAACCTTTTCTAAATCTTTAGGATTGTATTTTTTTCTTTCAAATAACTTTTTAAACGCTTTTTCAGCAGTGGTTAAAACCCGTTTAAAACCCTTTTTAGGTGTAGATTTACTATTTAAATTTAAAGTTCTGCAAGATTCACAATCGCAGGGCTTATACTGCCGTTCTAAATTTTCATGCAGGGCTAAAAAATATGTTTCTGCAATCTGTTTTTTAGCCCTTAGTCGAAAAAACTTGCAGAAAGTTTTTGTTGTGATTGATTTTCTCGTTCACCAGTTATGGGAACGCCAAATTTGTCGGTAATCCAATTATTGTCAACCTCTTTTCCTGCATTTAGAAGATCTTTTGTGTAGGAAAAAAGTTTATCTAAATCATCAGCTTTGTCGTATTTGTAGAACCACTCCCCTTGAGGAATAAAACCAATCAATTGCAATGATTTTAATATTTTACTATTCCACTCCTGTTCAATCAATGAAAGATCTGATTGTACTAAATCCTCAAGCATATTCTGAGAGGTTTTCTCTTTTGAATTAGAGCCGTTTACTGTATCCTGACCGATAATTGCACCCGATATAGGCATAGATATCTCATTGTTGCAAAGTTGTATCAGATTCTTATAAACGTCTCCATTGGTAGCCACGCCTTGCGCCCATTCAAACTTTTCTGATTCATCTATAATAAACCAAGCTGCAGCACCCATGTCCTTCATCATTGTTTCAGCACGATTAAGCATTCTTTTATCTTGAGTATTGGTTTTCATTACCCTGGGCGGAATTCCATAAATCTCACATAGTTCTGACCAACATGATTGTGCAAAACGCTTGAATAAAACCTGTGGAACAACAGCGTTTATCAATCCGAAATCAGCAGATAAATTAGAATCTCCGAACTCTAAAACCCAAATACCATACTCTTTTACTTCACGATATTTTATGAATTTATCTTCTGTGTAATCCTGATAGACTAATCCTGAATAAGGATTTACATTTTGTCGAGGAATCAATTTAAATTTTAAGCGCTCATCTTCAAAAACCCATTGTCCAACAGAATGTTTTAAAAATTTAGTATTTAAAATCTCTGAATTGACTTCATTCACAAAAATCTGATTTTGTAGTAAATCTGTAATTTCCGGATTCACTTTTCCATCTTTTCCGGTAATTGAAAACGTTTGAGATAAAGATTTGTTACGTCTATTTTCGGTCTGAGATTTTAATAATGGATCTTGCGCCACTTCATCCAATAGGTTATACAAACCCCAAAAGGTGGGATTTTCATCTAACATGGCCATTTGTAAAACTTTGTTCCAATCAACTATGTCTTTTCTTGCTCTTGAAATAGATTTCGGAGCAATCTCAAAAACGTTTTTTGTAGCTTTAATAGCAACCGGCTTATCTTTCAGCCCAAACCAATTAGGAAATTTCATAATTACTCGTGATTAAATTTTGTTCGTGAACCGCTTCTGTATGGCAATGGTTCATCTGTTGTTGTGGTGGTGTCTTCAATAACTAATTCAAGATCAGATAAAGTAATAACACCTTTTGCTAAGTCTTTTAGATAAGCTACAGCTCTGTCGTAATTTTTTTGAGCTCTCTCATACATAATGTCTGCATTACATAAATCTATAAAATGAAATTTTGCAATTGTTTTAGTTTTTTGAAGCAACACAGGATTTCTAAAAATCCCTGTTTTTGCAAAAATTTTTTGCACATCATAATGAGGTCGGCCGTCGCTATATTCTTTTCTGTCGTTTTGAGTAAGATATGATCTAGCCTCTTCAATAGCGGCGGAAATCGCATCGGGCATGGCCTCATCGTTTCCATCTGCGATTTGTTCTATCTGATATTCATATATCGTAGTACCCATGTCTTTTTCTTCTAAAAATGCCATAATTCTTAATATTTTCTACTTGCTCTTTGTCCTGAGCGATAATCATTACTAAAACTGTAAGTCCTGCTTTTTAAAAGCCATACACCCCCTTCTACACCGTCAGGACCATCCATTACCTTCGCATTTGGCGAAACTCCCAAAAACTGAGCTTCCAATCTTTTCATGTGTGGATTATTTTCTTCTTTTTTATTTAAAATCAGATTTCCCAATCGGTTAAGTGGTTCTAATGTGCCTTCAATACGTGTGTATTTTTCAGGTTTACTCCTCGTATCTTCCGTTATTGGTATTCCTATACCTGTGTCAGTAGCTTTCTGTTTTATCAAAGGAGAAAGTACCTGTTCGTAAAAGGGATCTTGAAGTGAATTGTTTTCGATATAATTCCTGTAACTATCACCACCACTTTTGAAAAAGTATGAATCAGCTTCAAAAACACAATCAATGAATTTTGAATTATTCATAACATCTAACCAACAGGTGTAGACATAATATTTTAATCCTTTCCTACCAATCACCCCAACAAATTTTGATGATGGCTGGTTTTTATTAGCTGTACGGTCTTTATTGGATGTTGCCGGATCTGAGTAAACTAATACTTCATCACAATCAGTGATTTTAGGAGTTACGCCCCATGTCATTTCTTTGAATGTACTTCCTTCTATAACAGGATTATTGAAGTATTCCTTCTGATAAGATGCCCATGATACTGTACTTAATACCCTATCTATTTGTGCTTCACTGTTTTTTTGAGGCCAAGTGGATTTATTATTTTTATCTCGAATATTTACTATATCATGTTTATCAGCCTTTTTTGCCATTTCAGTGATACAGCAATAAGTAGCAATTATGTTCCCACAAGCAATAAGTAATAATGGAACTGAAATTGAACGTGTTGGTATTAAAGCCTGTTCTATCCAATTTACAGATTCTTTAATTCTATCAGGGTTCCTGCACTCTTCATCGGTATCAATATCATCAATGAGTATTGTATCAGGTCTTGCTTCATCATTTTTGGCTCCCCTTGGAGATTGTCCTTTTCCTATAGCCCTAAAAGAAGCACCATTTGCCAAAACAAATTTTTCATCTTTCCAATTTCCATAATTAAATTGGTCGCCGTAATCGCTTTTAAGTCTTTCATTTTGTTCAAAAACATTACGATAGGGTTTCAATAGCATTTCAGCATTATCGGATGAATATGACACGAGTAAAACGTTTTTCTTTTTACGAGTCATTACAAGATAAATGATATTCATCATTGTTCTTGTAGATTTTGCTAATTCGCGAGACCATGAAATTACTTCGTACCATTCAGGATTATTTAACACTCTTTTATCATGCGCTAAATGAAAAGGTGCTGCTTCAGCCGTACAAAATTTTGAGAAATACTCTTTTTTCCACTCTTCCGGATTCGCTTCCAGACGTGCGATTCTATTTTTCTTTTCCAAGGGTGTTTCGTCCAAGTGGATAGCATCCTCACGAAAAAGATTATCAGTATTTTGTTTCCAAACTTCTAATAAATGTCCAGTTTTTTTGTCCATCTATTTGATTTTGGTTTGAATGAATGTATCGAAATATCCTGAAAATTGCTTTGCAAATTCAAGATTATGAGGTTTAATAAAATTTAAAAAGGCAATGCCAGTTTCGATAATCTCACCAACATTAGTTTCGGTTTCAAGTTTTTTAATTGCAGCTGTTATTTTAGAAATTATATCAGCTTCAGATGATGTAGGGAAATTGCTAAACTTTATGGGATAATCTAACTCATTATATGTAGGATAATGAATTGATTCTACTTTGCCATCTTTTATTTTTATCGGTTTTTTAAGAGATAACGGAATATCTCTCACTAATGGCCGAGTTTTTATTTCATCATTCAATTTTTCCAATTGATTATATAAATTAACCAATTGACTCTTTTTGGTTACTAAAAGAGATTTTCTTTTTTCAGACCAGCCATATTGAGCTATCCACTTACCGAGTGTTTTTTCAGTAATACCGACTTTTTCAGCAACATCTTTTTGTGAAAGTACATCATCTGAAAGGTATATAGTTTCTGCAAGGTTTTTCAACCTTTTATCTTCTTCTCGGGTGTTTCTTGCCATCGCTTTATTGAAATTTTACGAACAAAATTCCAATTCAAAACGCATAAAAAAAAACAAGTGTAAAATCATCGTACACATTTGTAAAATGCTCTGACAGAACCGTCCGAAGATCTGACAACTTATTTTTTTTAGTAACAAACTCCCCCAATTTTGTCAAAATAATTAGCAATAAATGTCAAAGAAAAGATTTGCTTTTAACGACGAAAAGAAAAAGAATTCCTACGGTTTCTATATTCAGACTGCCGGGATAAATCTCACAAGATTTAATTTGAATCCAGTATGTCTAAATAACCATTTGAATTGGACGGAAGCTGTAATAGGTAATTGGGTTGATATATCTTCCGAAGAAGGTGTTCTTTCGGGTGAGCCCGTATTTGATGAAGCAACGGAAAGTCTTGAGAATAAAGAAACAATCAGAAAGGCGAAAGCTGGATTCATTAAAGGTTGTTCGATGGGAATTTCTTTTGATGAAGCGGATTTTATCAAATTAGAAAATGGTGATCTGATTCTAACTAAATGTGAACTTTTTGAAGTTTCATTGGTCGCTGTTCCGTCAAATGCAAGTTCAGTTACTCTCTACGATAAGAGTGGAAATAAGATGTCAGAAAATGAAGTAAAAACACTTTGTCTCTCATTAGGAAATGCTAATCCAATAATAGATTCAACTAACAATAACGATTTCAATATGAAAAAAATTCAATTGTCCCTTTTGGCTTTTGTGGCTTTGGGATTTGCCAAAAATACAAAAGAAGTAGATGAGGCAGAATTACAGGAAGCTGTTCTAAATCTAAAAGCAGATTTCGATTCTAAAACTTTAGAACTTAAAAAAGCAACGGAAGAGCTTCAGGCTTACAAGGATGCTGAAAAATTAAAACTTACTCAAGAGACTGAAACAATGGTAAATCTTGCCATTCAGGAAGGAAGAATTACGGCTGATAAAAAACAAACATTTGTTGATTTAGCTGCTCAAAACTTTGCATTAGCAAAAGCAACATTAGACAGTTTTGAGAAAAAAATTGATTTGACTGCCGGAATTCAAGTTCCCGGAGGCAAAGAAGCAATGACGGAAGAAAAGTGGCAAACACTAGATCTGAACGCTCAATTAGCATGGAAAGCAGCGAATGCTGAAGAGTACAAAAAATTATTTTCATAATCCTAAAATTAAAAAAATATGCCATTAAATTTTCCTGAAATATGGGCAAAACGTGTTATTAATAACATCGATAAAAATACAACAGCAACCTTTTTAGATGGTATTCCTGAGCTTGACGCTGACGTGACCATGATCAATGAAGGTGATGCAACGGAAATGAATAAAATTTACGTTGCGGTTACAGAATTTGATGTTGATGTATTGATTAACAATACAACCTATCCAATAGCCGCTCAGGTTTACACTGACGGAACGATTGAAATCACTTTAGATAAGCTTCAGACGAAAGTTGTTACTGTATCCGATGATGCTGTAAAAGGTTCTTCTTACCCTAAAATTGATGCTGTGACAAAAGCTCATACCAATTCAATTTCAAAAGCAAAATACAAAAAGGCAATTCACTCAATTGCTCCTGCTGACAACGCTAATTCAAATATGCCGATCATTTTGGCGACAGGTGGCGTTGACGCACTGGCTGATCCTTCAGGTAGATTGAGACTGACTTATGAGGATTTAGTTGCGCTAAAATCTGCTGCTGATACTGCAGGTGTAGCTGAAGACGACAGACGTTTAGTTCTTTGTGAAAATCATTGGAATGATCTTTTATTAGACCGAAAAAATTTCGGGAATCAACTGATTGACTATGTAAAAGGGAAACCCAATCCTAATATTGCAGGTTTTGAACTGCACAAATATGGTGCAAATCCATATTATACTGTAGCTACAAAAGTCAGAAAACCTTACGGTTCTGTTCCTGTTGCTGGTGATAGACAAGCTTCTATCATGTTCGTGAAAACAAATATTGCTAAGAAAACAGGGTCTACGAAACAATATTTCGCTCAGGCAGCAGGAGATCCAGAAAACCAAACAAACCGATTGAATTATCGTCATTATTTCGTAGCGACAAAATTCCAAAACAGAGATTGTGCAGCAATCATTTAATTAAATCATTATGAAACTATCAGAAAAAGCCCTTCAAGTGGCACTTACCCAAAATGGTAAACAAGAAAATCCGCCCGGATCAAATTGGGGTGAACCTGTAAAAACTTACCTGTTAAGTGTAGGAATCGGTTTCCCTGCTGCATGGTGTATGGCATTTGTTTACTGGTGTTTTTTGGAAGCTTCAAAAAGTTTAAAAGTACCCAATACTGCCATAAAAACAGGAGGTGTTCTTGCCGCTTGGAATAAAGCAGACAAAAAAATAAAATCTTCCACCCCAACCATTGGAGCCGTGTTTATCATGGACTTTGGCAAAGGTAACGGTCACACCGGTCTCGTTGAGAATTTCGACACCCAATACATATACACGATAGAAGGAAACACCAATGACGCCGGTAGCCGTGAAGGAATAAAAGTATTAAGAAAAAAACGCCTTAGAAGTACAATTAAAGGCTATTTAAACTATTAACAATGAAAAATATTTCTGTCATAACTTGTTTTTTATTAATTGCATTGGCTTTGGTTTCCTGTATTAGCAGGAAGCCATCACAGCCGGTGGTTATTGAAAACACCAAAACAATTACGGAAGTCGTAAAAGATACGATCTATAAAATTGAAGCCGACAGCTCTTTTTATAATGCGTATGTCGATTGTGTAAACGGAATACCTGTTTTAATCACAAATGAAATGCCCAGTCTCGGCACAAAAACACTCTTAAAACCAAAATCCGGAAAGTATTTAGAAGTTCCCAAAGTCAACCTACAAAACGGTTTACTCACAGTTAATTGCGAAGCAAAAGCGCAGGAGCTATTCAAGCAATGGCGGGAAAAATATATTAATGAAAACTCCAAAGAGACTGCAACTGTTTACGTCGAAAAGCCTTTAAAATGGTTTCAAAAATTGCTTATGTGGACAGGGGTTTTATGGTTGTGCTTAATTGGTATCAACATCATTAAAAAATTCATAAAATAATTCTAAAAATCAAAACAATGGATCAAATTTTTAAAGACAACCCGAAGGTTGATATCTACTATAAAACATCTGACGATACCCCTTTTTTCTCTAAGAATGCAGCTCAGAACCATGCCAAAACTTTAGAGCAAAAAAACCTTGAAACAATTGTTAGAGGTTCTGTGAAAAATTCTGAAGGTGAAAAAGGTGCTGAAGTAGCAAAGGCTCTAAACGATGAACCAAAGTTAACACCGAAACAGCAGTTGCAAGCTGATTACGAAAAGAAATTCGGAGAAGTTCCGGCTGAAGAATTTACAAAAGCTGAACTTTCAGAAGCTATTGAAAAAGGAGAAAAATTAGTTGCAAAACCTAACACCGACCAATAATGAACGGAGTAAAATTTGTCAGAGGTAATGGCGGTTTATCCCGTACATTATCCGGCAGCGATCACATTTCCGGAATGATTGTTTACGGTGAATCTGATGTTGCACCAGCATTAGTCCTTTCAATAGAGGATTTAGACAATGATATTACAGCGGTTTCAAACCCTGTTTTACATTATCATGTTTCTGAATTTTTCAGAATCAATCCGGGTGCAAAATTATACGTTCAGTCGGTTGAAGAATCAGACGGAGTATTTATTGAAGTAAAAACACTTCAAAATTTTGCAGGCGGTGAGTTGAGACAAGTTGCCGTGTGCGACTTCACAACGCCTGTTGCTTCACTTGCTGCAAGAATGGCAACACTTAATCAAATTGCTTTGGATTTAGGAAATCTGAATATCCCAGTAAGCTTTTTATATTCTGTAAAAGTTGGCACATTAGACATTGCATCTCTTCCAAATATGCACACTCAAAATGCGGATCGTGTAACGGTAATTATCGGACAGGATGCTGGAGGACGTGGAAAGTTTTTAGCGGAAACAAATCCGTCATTATCTTGTATCGGTGCTGCATTAGGTGCTGTTTCTAAAGCAATGGTGCATGAATCTATAGCGTGGGTAGAAAAGCAAAATCTTATTTCTACAGCATATCCAAAAAGCTTTACTGGAGGCGCAGAATTGGCTCGTGAAATGGATGTTGTTGGCTTATGTGATGGTTCATTAATCACCGATTATACACCACAACAATTACAGGCGATTTCAGAAAAAGGATATGTTTTCGGTGTAAAATATACCGGAAATGTAGGAACATATTTTAACGACAGTTTCACAGCAACAACACTGGAAAGTGATTATGCTTATCTCGAAAACAACAGAACCATCGATAAAAGTATTCGTGGAATCTATAAAGCTCTATTGCCGAGAATTTCCGCTCCTGCTTATGTTGATTCTGATACTGGGTATTTAGATGTTTCAACAGTCAGCTCCTTAGAAGCTTTATGCGATGATGTTTTAGATCAAATGCTCAGAGACGGTGAAATCAGCGGTTATAAGAACTACATAAATCCTGCTCAGCAGATTTTAAGAAATTCAAAACTTGAAGTGGTTTCAAAAATAGTTCCTGTAGGTACACTAAGGGAAATTACAGTAAAAATCGGTTTAACCTTACAAATTAATCAATAATGGGTTTAGAATTAGAACCGCTAATTAATGGGCGGGAATACGGATGGGCAGACATTGTCGTAACCATCGGAGGTGTGCCAGTTACAGGAATCCGAGCTGTAAAGTACGATGAAGAAATGGAAAAAGAAAATATTTATGGTGCGGGTAGAAATCCTGTAAGCCGTGGATATGGTAGAGTAAAATCCACTGCCTCAATTACCCTTCTTTTCGGTACTATAGTGGCTTTGAGAGCCAAAGCACCTAAGGGTCAATTATTCAGAATTGCGCCATTTTCAATTACGATAAGCTACCAACCGGAAGCCGGACCAATTGTGACACACATCCTAAAAAATGCTGAATTTAAAAAATCAACATTCGACTGGAAAGAAGGAGATATGAGTAAGGAGATCGAATTGGAACTTATCATTTCTCATATCGTAGACAAATCAATTTAATACTACAAAAATGGATAAAAAAAATATTTGCGGGCTTAGTGAAACTGAGCTTGAAGAATTAAAAGAAAAACATGGTTTTCTAATTGTTGGAACTATTTCACAGGGAGAATCCCAGTATAATGCAATTTTTAAAGAGCCTGATTTTAAAACATTAGAAGCTACAGGATCAATTGCCAAAAACAATGAAATCAAAGGTACAAAGGCTTTATATGACAACTGTATTGTCAAAGCAGATCACGAAATTGAAAACAGGGATTTTCTAAAATTAAAGTCTGTAGAATGTGTGGCAAATCACATGAATAGCTTTTCTACGTCAGTAAAAAACTTGTAAGCTCGTTAAATGACGAGCATTCCGAACACGAACGCTGGAAAGCAGATGCGTTGATACGCTCGAATTTCCATGTTGATCCTGAAAAATTACCATTAAGTGAATGGAGTAAGTTAAATGCTCAGGCTCAATGGCTGGAAAAATGGAGACTTGAAAATCAGGCGGAATTACTTTCGTCTTTGATTGAATCAGCTTTCGGCTAATTACCTTTTCTGATTCTATTAGCAAAATTCATTATAGCAATAAACATCCATACTGCTAAACAAATTCCAAAAAAGATAGGATTGATTAACGAAATCAATATGCTGATTAAAAACAGCCATCCTAAACGGGTGATCTTATAACCAAAAATTATCATTTCCAAAAGCTTTAAAACGAAGTTACAGAATGTCAACGAATACTGCAACATATAACATTAATTTCTCCACCAATGGTGGACAAATTTTTCCTCAAATCAATCTTGGTTTGGATGGTGTTAATGATGCAGTCGGTAGAACTACAAGGGCTTTTGGTGATTGCTACAAAGCATTATTGTCTGTAAATCTTGCAGCTGAAGGTATCAACTCTTTGAAGCGTCAGATGGATGATCTGATTGCACCAGGTGTAAAATTAAATACCAACATGGCTGAGCTTTCCGCCATTACTGGAGTTACTGGTCAAGGGTTGAAAGATATCGAAATGGCTGCAAGAAGCACAGCAAAAACCTTTGGTACAGACGTTTCTCAAAACGTAGAATCTTATAAACTCATTCTGTCACAATTAAGCCCTGAAATCGCTCAAAGCGCTGAAGCAATGAAAATGATGGGTGAAAATTCAAACATCCTTTCGAAACAAATGGGTGGTGATACCGTTGCTGCGACCAATGTACTTACAACATCGATGAACCAATTCGGAGTTAGTACAAAAGACCCGATTGCAGCAGCTAAGATCATGGCGGATATGATGAATGTTATGTCAGCTGGTGCGCAGGAAGGTTCTGCGGAACTTCCACAAATACAGTCTGCATTAGAGCAGGTCGGAATGGTTGCCAAAACAACCGGTCTTTCCTTCGTAGAAACGAATGCGCAAATTCAGCTATTGGATAAAGCGGGTAAAAAAGGAAGTGAGGGCGGTATCGCACTGAGAAACGTTCTAACAACATTATCAGAAGGTCGTTTCGCTTCTAAAGATGCCACTGCCGGATTAGCTGCTGCCGGAATTTCTACGGAATATCTTGCAAATGCTTCCATTCCTTTAACTGACAGATTAAGAACGCTTAGAAAAATTCAAGGTGATACCGCATTAATGACAAAGGTTTTCGGTAAAGAAAACATGGCAGCGGGTATAGCAATGATTCAGGGAGCTGATGCTACTGACGAAATGGCTAAAAAAATGGTAAATACAAATTCAGCAGCCGATCAGGCGACTGTTATTATGGGAACCTATCAGGAGAAAATGAATCGTGCAAAAGCAATCATTGATGATTATAAAATTGCCATATTTAACGCTACTGAAGCTTACTTACCATACATCCAACATACAGTTATGGCTATTAATGCAGCCGCTGAATTTGCTAATTCTATAACAGCCATAAAATCCGTTTTGGAAGCGTTTTTCCCAAGACTTTTTGCCAGTACAACAGCTACAGAAGCCAATACAGCCGCACAAACTCGAAATACTACAAGTAGGGGTATAGGAGCTATTGTAAATCGTATTTACGCATCTACAATTACAGCTATCGGAAATGGTTATTTAAGAGCAACTTTAGCCGTGAATGCATTTTCTCTGTCAATAATGAACATTCCTGTTATCGGATGGATCATTGCAGGTATTGTGGTTCTTATTGCAGCAATAAAATTATTATGGGATCACTCAAGAAAGTTTCGTGAAATTCTCTTTGGAGTTTGGGAAGCTGGAAAAGCGGTATTCTACAATATCGGGGTTTTTGTGACCCGGCTTTGGAATTTGATTTTAAAACCGATAGCCATGTTTATTTTCAATATCTACAAATCGATATTTCTTTCTATATGGGAAGTTTTAAAAGTTGTTGTAAGTGGCATTGGTGACGCAATTTCGTGGGTTTGGAATTCAATTATAAAGCCTGTTGCAGAGTTTATTTATACAGCTTTTGTTAATTCATTCATGCTTATTTGGAACACCGTAAAAACCGTATTTAACTGGGTTGTTGGGGTTATCGGAAAAGTCTGGAACTGGATAAAAAATCTACTTGGAGCTTTCGGTGTTTGGATTGCGGAAACAATCATCAATCCTATACGTGATGCGTTTAGTGGAGTTTGGAAATGGATTGTTGAGTTATTGGATAAAATTATGAATAAACTTCAAGGAGTTCTAAAGCCTATCAAAGATTTATGGAATAAACTCTTTTCCGGTGACGGGATGAAAAATGTTTCAGTTGCTTATACTGAAGGTGCTTTAAAAGGTGCTGCAAGTTTTGATAAAGATCAGGCAGAAAAAAACAAAAAAGACGAAAAAACAGATGTTCCAAAAGACGATAGTCATAAATCAATATTTGACGTGGCGAAAGGAAGTCCAATGAAGCAAACAACTTTTGGTGATGATGCCGCTAAAAAAGCAAAAAAGAAAAAGGATGGTGATGGTGATTCCGGCAATAAAGTTAGAAATCTAAATATTACCAAGCTTGTAGAGAATCTTAATATCTATAATCAAAACGGTACTACCATGAGTAAAGAATCAATCAAACAAATGGTACAAGAAGCATTATTAACAGCTTCTGCCGATTTTACACTTGCTGAATAATGGAAATAGTAAGATATAGTTTTCCCAATGCTGAACAGTTGGTAAGAGGTACAGCAGTGAATTTAGCTTTCCGCTATGGAATGCAAACCGCAAAACCTTTTAAAGTCTCTGAAACCATAGGAAATGAAGGGAATCCAGTGTTTCAAAGCCTGAAAGAACTTGAAGGGCAAAGCTGGTTGACTTCTTTGGCTTTACGTTATATAGATGAGGTAAACAAAATTATAACTGAATTTGAATTTATAGAATGTATTATCACGGTTACTCAAGAAAAAAATATTGTTAGTACGGCTTTACAGGGAAGAAATGGAACAATTAAAGAATACATTTCAGACGGTGATTATTCAATTACAGTTGATGCTGGGATAAACAATTATACTGAAGGCGATGATACAGGTGCAAGTTTGGAATATCCTATTGATAAGGTTATTGAACTACAGAAAATATTGAATCTTCCGGAAACGCTTGAGGTACAATCAGACTTTTTAAAGATTTTTAATATTGATTCCGTAGTAGTTAAAAGTTTTTATCTCACTCAAGAAACTCACAGTAACAGGCAGTCAATACAAATGATTTTATTGAGCGATAAACCTTACGAAATTAAATTAAAACCGGAAGACAATGTTAAAGTTACGCAGTGAAATTACAATTGAAGGCGATAAAATATGGCGTTTCAATGAGGTTTCAGAATGTCTTTTAGTAGAAGATATTTCAAATCTTACAGATACCTGTGAACTTAAACTTCCTAAAAAAATTAAATGGGAACAGGCGGTTACGATAAACGGAAAACCTCCAGTAAAAAGAGGTGATAAAATCACTGTTAAATTAGGTTATGACAATGATTTGCAAGTGCGTTTTACGGGGTATGTACGTAGTGTAGATGCTAAAGTGCCAATCACGATAAAGTGTGAAGATGGAATGTTTCTACTTAAAACACAAAAGGCAAAACCGAAAGCGTTTAAAAACGCATCGCTAAACGATATTCTTAAACATCTTTTGGATGCCACAGGAATAAAATATACGCTAATCGATAAATCTATTATGGTTGGCAATTGGCGAATAACGAAAGCAACGGTCGCCGAAGAATTACAGGAATTAAAAGAAAAGCAAATGCTTTCTTCTTACTTCAGAAGGATTAATAACCAAAGTGTTTTATACGTTGGTTTAGCTTATCCGGCTGACAATAGAAAAAAAGTAAAAATTATGTACGGTAAAAATCTCATTACAGAAGATTTTGAATACCGTGACAAAGCAGATATCCGTGCAAAAGTTGAAGCGCAAACCTTCAACGCTAAACATAAAAAAACAGAGATTGAAATCGGTGATAAAGACGGGGATGTTTTAAAAATAAGAATTGACGGAATCACAGAAACAGAATTAAAAAAATATGCTCAACAGGCTTTAGACAGGTATAAGCAAAGCGGTTTTAAAGGGAGTTTTGAAACCTTCGGACAACCAGAAATTTACAAATGTGATATGGTCGATATTACAGCCAGTGACGGCAATAGTGGTGTTTACTTAGTGAAGAAAAACGAAACCTCTTTTGGAATGTCAGGTTACAGACAAAAAATTGAGTTGGGGCAACCACTGAGCTTAAAATAATGAAAGAAATTATCCAAAAATTAGCGAGTAATGGAGACGAGATTTACGCAAAAATATGCGAGGTCATGTCAGTTGATGAGGAAAACAAAACAGCTGATTTAAAACCGTTAGATGGTAGTTCAGAAATATTTGATGCCTATCTGGTGACCGATGATGAAAACGGAAGTTTGTATTTAGAACCAAAAACAGGATCATTGGTATGTGTGGTTTTTGTAACCAAAACAATAGCTGTCGTCGTTAATCCTTCCGAGCTTTTGAAATTCAGACTGAAAATATCAGGTGTTGAAATGCAGATTGATAAAGATGGTTTTCTATTAAAAAAAGAAAATGAAACGCTTAAAAAATTAATGGGCGATTTTATAACCGCTTGCCGGAATATGGTATTTCAAACCAATTCCGGAATCACCATCAAATTATTGACGGATATGGATTTTAAACAGCTTGAAACACGATTTAATAACTTTTTAAAATAGTTTTAAAATGCCTTTAACAGAAAATCAAGTAAAAGCAAACATAAAAGCTAAACTACAACAGGCTCGTAATAATATTACTTCAGCGGATGAATCTTTGGATTTTCTTGTAGAGGCAATTTATGAAGTTGTAAAATCTCTATTACAAGATGCAACTGTGACCGGAATTTGTCCTCCAAATGGCGGAATCTTAACACAGGGAAAAATTACATAATGAATGATTTATTATTAACACAGGACTATGATCTCGATATTAAAAACGGAGATTTTGTAATTGGCGACAGTCAGGAGCAATCTGTAGAATTAATGTTGATGAGTAAGCAAGGCGAGTTTAAATTAAATCCCGAAGCGGGTTGCAATATTTTATCCGCCAAAAACGGAGTAATCGGAAGATTATTAGACAGGGAAATCAGAGTGCAATTAGCAGCGGACGGCTTCCAGTTGGAAAATTTGAAAATAACAGAAAACGGAATCGATGTCAGTGGTCAATACATATAAAGTTTATGAGAATCAAAGTTGGTTGGATGTATCAATTGCTCTCTATGGTTCTGTAATCTTCTCTTTTGAATTAGCAATATTAAATAATTCTTCACCTTCAGAAGCATTAAAAGCAGGTCAGGAAATTATTTACAACGATAACGAAAAAGACGTCTTGGTTTTAAAAAGTCTTTATGGTCGTAACAGTATTCCTGCAACTGGTTTAACACCGGCACAAAAAGAACTAATACCACAGCCTAAAGGAATAGGCATAATGAAAATTTCAAACAGTTTTAAAGTTGGATAATGGAAAAAATATTTTTAGAAAACTTCGGTCTTTTGATAGCCGGTGTAGCAAGCGGGGTTGGTGGTTGGTTTTTCGGAAGAAAGAAAGCTAATGTTGATGTAGACAGCGTGCAAATTGACAATTTCGATAAGGGACTACTCTATTATCAAAAATTAGTTGATGATCTTGGTGTACGTCTTGAGAGAGCTATTTCCGCTCTTCATCTTTCAGAAATTGAAAAACAGGAAGTAATCAAAAAATTCTCAGAAGCAACTGATCAGATTCACGAGCTTGAAAGAAAGGTTGAAAACCTTACAAGAGAATTAGGAAAATATAAACAGCTTAACGGTAAATCATAGATATGAATAAAACATTTGAGCAAATTTTAGCCGAATTATTAGCCGAAAAAGCAAAGAAAACAGCTCTTGTAAGTTTAGATAGTACTTCTAAAACTTCAATGTGGAGCCAATTGTTTCAGGTGTTCGCTTGGGTGCTTTATAATTTCTCATTAGCAGCGATGCTACACCTTCAGGAGATCAGAGAATTAATTGCTAATCAAAAAGTTTTCAATTTGCGAAGATATCGCTTCGAAGCTTTACGATTTCAATACGGCTTTGATCTCGTGGAGGACAGCGACCAATTTAAAAACACCTATATCGAAAACGATGTAGAAGTTGTGGCAAATGATGAAAAAATTGAAGAATCAAAAATTGTCAAATATGCCGCTTGTAGCCGTGTAATTGACAACGGACGTGCTAAAATTGTTTTAAAAATTGCACCTGAAGATTTGAATGCAATTTTTCCTAACGATGTGATGATTGCATTTTCTAAATATATAGAAGAAATTTCGCCCGCTGGCGACCATGTAACGGTTTTAAACTATAATCCTGATATGCTAAAATTTGCTTTTAAAATCAAAGTTGATCCTTTGGTATTAAATGCATCCGGAATGGCAATTTTGACGGCATCTTATCCCGTACAAGTTGCAATTGAGAACTTCCTGAAGAATCTCCCATTTGATGGAGAACTAAGCATACAAAAGCTTGAAGCTTCAATACTGGCAGTCGATGGGGTTATTGATTTGCAAACTCTACAAATTGAGTCCAAATGGATTGATCCCGCTTTAAATGGGTATGGCTTGTACCAACCTGTTTCGATGGCAGTAATTCCAGCGTCCGGAAGATTTAAAATAGAAGATTTTACAGCCTTACAATATGTATCATGAAAGATGAAGTATTTAATATCGATTTTAGAAAACTTGCGATTGAGTGGCTTCCGACATTTAACAGAATGTCAGTTTTTACGGCAATTGTTTTAGTCATGATTGCGCCTGTTGAATTACTCTTTAATGAGTTTTTAAAAGCTCGTAAACAGAATTTAATTCGCTTAAAAACCACCTGTCAAAAGTTTTCAATGCAAAAAAGGCTTAATGATATTTTTGACCCGTTGGAACGAAGGATTGAAATTGTGAAGGCGGTGTTGTTTGATGAAAAATATCTCTACACTGAGGCTGAAGACGATCAGTTTAAAACAAAAACAAAGTGGCTGTTTGGGGATGAAAACCCAATATACTTATACACTGAAGCTGAACTCTATTCTGACTTTGATTTTCTTGTTAAAATCCCAAACTCCGGAATAAACGAACTTCAGTTGAAGGCAGAAATCGAATATTATATGCTGCAAAGCAAACAATACAAAATACAAATAGTTTAATATGAAACTTAACATTGAATTCCTTCAAACTGGCGGTGTACCGTTGACAAATAATCTAATGGCTCAGATTGTTGACTCAATAAAGCTTTATGATGCAATTGGAGATTTGGCAGGACACATGACAATTATCTCAGGGTGTGATTTTGTTTCAGGTTCAACAACAACGGTTAATTCAGGTGTGGTTGCAATTAATGGCGAGATATTAGTTTTTGAAGGTGGCTTAATAGATACTAATGTATTTATCCATGAAAGTCAGGTTTATAAAACATTTCAAGATCAAACAAGCAAGGTTTTGGTGAAAATAAAAACCGTAAAATTCGGAAATGCAGTTGCTCCCAATCTTTTTCCGTGGACTGAATTTGTAAAGCTTCAAACAATCAAAAGCCTTCAGGCAAGTTTAGCAGGAAAAGCAGACAAAATTACGCTTGAAGCACTTGAAAAAAGAGTGAAAAAAGTGGAATTTAAAACCGCTCCCATTGAAAATGGCGGTGTTGCTTTTATCTTTCGGAAGCCCGCTTCTGAAATTCCTTTGGGTTGGAAAGAATGTACTGATTTAAGTGGGAAAACAGTTTTCGGTTATAATCAGTTTGATCCTGATTTTTCAAGTTTTGGACTTTCATTTGGTTCCAAAACGGTCACCTTATCAAAAAACAACCTGCCGAAATTTAAAGTCAGAACATCGATTTTGCAGCCGTATGGTGGTAATCAAGGATTAGGAGGTTTTGACGGAGGCGGAAACCAATGGAACTGGAAGAACATCGAATCTGAACAAGTAGGAAACGATGAAGCCTTTAAAATTCTTCCACCTTACGAAATTGTAATTTTTATAGAACCAAACTTTCAATAGCATGGCATCATTAATAGAGATTTTCGGATGGTTTGAGACCGGAGATATTCCAACTCAAGACCAATTTAGAACAACATTTGCCTCATTCAGGCACAAAGAAAACAAAATCCCATTAAACGAGGTTGAAGGACTTGCAGCTATCTTTGAAAATACTGTTACCAATAACATTTTCAACGGATTTAAAGACGATGTAAATTCAAAAATAATAAATCTTGCAAAGAAGGACGGTAGTAATTTATTACCTGCAGATGTTATCAGCTGGAAAAAAGCTTTAGGACTTGCGAATATTGCAGTTGTCGATTCCGAAGATGATGACGAAACAGTAATCATTGGCAATGTATATACGAAAAAACAGGTAATAGGCATGCTTGAAGTGTTCCGTGAGCAAGTAAATGGAAGCTATCAAACTATTGAAGAAATCAAAGAAATGCTTGTATCTAACGATTTAGACCTCGACGAGCTTCAGGAGATAGTTAATTTCATTAAGAAAAACCGTGAAGACATAGAGTTGTTAAAGCAAATTTCAGTTGGAAACACGAAAGATGATAAGGTCGAGCTCGTAGCCAATTATGCTCGCTGGGGAGCTTTGAATCTTCAAAATCAATTTAATGATGTAGTCTACGATAAAATTCAAGCAATTGAATCAGGAGCTGGAACACGGGAAACGATTATCATCACGGACGATTCATTTTTTACGCATAACCTAAACAGCTATGATTTTGTTTGCGAGGCGTATGACACTGTAACACTGTACAAACTCCCATTAAAAATCAAAATAGTAGATGCTAACAATATCTATATAGCCTTTGACAGCAAGCCTACAAACAATATTAACGTTACAATCAAAAAAATATAAAAACGAAAAATCATGAGCGATATTAAATATGCATATTACCGAACTTCTGTAGGTTATAAAATTGCTGGCAAAACAGATGATGACATAATCACCGCTGATGGTGGGACAAAAAGTTTAGCTTCATTTTGGCACGATGGGAACTTCACGCCTGCAAACTACGTTCCGACAACAAGAACGATAACTATAAACGGTACAAGTTATGATTTGTCAGCAAACAGAGCATTCACAACTCCTGACACGGTAACAAGAATAAAAGGCGGTGCTGCCGGAGCTTTTACTTCTGGTGATATTACTTTGGCAGCCGGGGCAAACATGGCAATTACGCAGACAGCCGGAACAATCACTTTAGCGTCAACAGATACGACCTATACAGCAGGTAATGGTTTGACATTGACGGGTACTTCATTTTCATTGCCTGTTACAACTTCCGGAACAGGAAACGTTGTTACAGGAGTTACTCAGACTGCTAATGGTATTACTGTTTATCTTGGTTCTATGCCTACAACAGCAGATTTAGCCAACTATATTCCTATCTCACAAAAAGGTGTTGCCAATGGCGTTGCTACTTTGGGAGCAAACGGACAGATTCCAGCTGATCAATTGCCATCTTATGTAGATGATGTTATCGAGGCTGCAACTTTAGCTGCTTTGAACGCTTTACCAGCTTCAAAAAAAGAAACCGGAAAAATCTACGTTGCGCTTGATACGAACAAAACGTACAGATGGTCTGGAAGTACATTTGTTTACATTACTTCAGGAGCGGTAGATTCTGTAAACGGACAACAAGGAGTTGTAGTCCTTAGTAAATCAGATGTTGGTTTAGGTAATGTTGATAATACGGCAGATGCAGCAAAAAGCGTTCTTTCGGCAACTAAATGGACTACACCGAGAACGATTACCCTATCAGGTGTTGTAGCCACCACGCAAACGATTGACGGTACCGGAAACGTGACAATACCTATCACCGCTGTTCCGGCTACATTATTAACAGGAACAGCTGGTATAAATACAACTGGGTCGGCTGCAAAATTAACAACACCAAGAACAATCGCTGCAACAGGTGATGCTACTTGGTCAACAACTTTTGACGGATCGGCAAATGTAACTTCAGCATTGACCTTAGCAGCAACAGGAGTAACAGCAGGAACTTATGATGAAGTTACAGTAGATGCTAAAGGACGTGTTACAGCAGGAACGAATACTACAAAGAGCTATACGACATCAATTTCCGGAACTGCAACAATTACGCATAATTTAAACACGCTAAACGTGGAAATTCTAATGCGTGATACGGTAACGTTGTACAAGGTTTATGGAAGAATAAAACCTATCGATAATTTAAGTTGCGCTATCGAATTTGACTCAACACCACCAAATCCAATCTCAGTTTTTGTTAGAAATTTAGAAGTATAAAAAATGGATGTAAAATATTCTTATTACATATCCTCCAAAGGATTCAAAATCACTGAAGGAACAGCAGTTCAGTTTTTAAAAGGCGATGGTTCTGTTGATAATAACAGCTATGTGACGACAAATACGGCTCAGAATATAATCGCTCAAAAAACCTTCACACAAAGCCCTGTTATCCCTGATGGAATGTTAGGCAATCACGCAGTTAATCTTAATCAACTAAATAAAAGTGTTACATATACTGGTGCTACTTCTGATTTAACACTGGCTGATAAAAACTTAAATTTTACATCAGGCTCTATCTCAAAATTTGAAAATGGAATGCGTATTTTTAATAACGTTTTTCAAAAATCAAATCCAAATGTTGGCCAAAATGGAATTTTATCTTTTAAATTCCCTCAGGCAAGCACTGCGGCGACTATGTTTACTGTTGATATCAATTTCTGTGATTATAGTAATCGAATATTGGGAAAACTTAGAGTCGCGTTCTACAAATCTACAGGCACGACAATAAGTACTACAGGAAGAGTGGCATTGTGGGAATGCACAGATAATCTACCATCAACAGTCATTAATGTAGGCATTGATATCTCTGGAAATGTGTGTATTAATCTTGGAGAGATCAACACAGTTTGGGGGAGCTATACCACTTTTGAAGTGATAAGAGTTCAAGCGTCTTTATCAAACACCGCAATAGATTGGTCAAAGGGGTGGTCACAAACATTAGAAACTTCAAATCCGACAGTTCCTGATACGTATAAATCTTTGGTGAACATAGTGCCTGAAATAATAGCAACTAGAAGTTGGGTTGATAATAATACAATTGGTTCAATACCAAAAAATCCAATACTTTTATTAGCACAAAATTTAGATACGATTATAACCCCTGGTTTTTATATACAAGCCAACACTAGTAATGCTACTATTGCTAACAGTTACCCAACTACAGTAATTGGAAGTTTAAAGGTATATCAAATTTCTATTACAACACTTAGAATAATTCAAGAATATACAGATAATAATCTAACAACTTTCATAAGAAGATACAATGGTACAAATTGGAGTACTTGGAGAACTATTTTAAATAGTATAGATACAATTCCTCAGTTAGCAAATTATATACCTCTATCTCAGAGAGCTGTTGCTAATGGTGTGGCTACATTAGATGCCACAGTCCAAATACCTAATGCTCAAATACCACAAAGACTTACAAACAAAGTACTTGCTATAGGTGGCGAGATTGCAGATACATCTTTTACAGGGTTATATGATAGAAACATGTTGGCTCTTGCGGATAAAGAACATACGGTAACTTCAATTTTAAGCGGCTCAGGGTCATTTAACGGAGGTTTAGGTTTCTTCAATAGCATTCTTTTTAATCAAAAGCCTGATTTTGCTAGAATAAATGGAGCTGACATAACTACAGAGCTTGTTGTTACTATTACTTTTGCATCAATTTTAGATAATTACAGTAGAGGGCTTTGGCAACCATTCATACAGACCAGATTAAGTGCTGGCAGCCAGTTTAGAAATTGTGCTGTAGAGGTAATGGATATAAATAATGTGTGGTACGCACCATCCGCTTATACTGTTCAGAATATGTCTCTGATTCCTCAGAGTGGGTTGTTTTTATTCCCCGAAAGTTCGCCAGGTACTGCTTCTATAAAAGCGGTTAGATTTAAGCTTTCAAACGCCTCCCCGGAAAGTGGATTGATATATCTGTCAAATATAGGGTTTCGTCACGTATCTCATAGTTTTGCGCCACAATTTCCACATAGAGGGGAGAACAATCAATTTTATGGGATTAATACATTTAATGCATCACCCAGAGTACCTAATGCTACTGTAGCTGACCAAGCCGTTAATTTTGGGCAAATTACGGGTAAAGTAAACCAGTCTGATTTAAATACGCAATTGGCTGGCTATGCTACTTTGGCAGGTGTGCAAACTTTCACGAATACTAAAACCTTTTTACAAAGTCCAGTTGTTCCAAATCCGACATTATTGCCTCACGCTGTCAACTTAGGTTATGTTAGTGCAAACTTTGTAACAACTAATACTGCTCAAAGTATTACGGATTATAAAACTTTTGAGGCTGGAGCTGAACTTCTTTTAAAAGGTGACGATCAAAACTTAATACAATCACTAAAAACAGGTAATCAATTAGGCGGTAATATAGTTGCGGGTTGGTACTACAGACATTATTCAGCTATATGGAAAGCTGGTTGTATAAGAAATAGTGGTCCATTATCGGAAGGCTTTGGTTTTGATTTATCAAATGATGGTGGTACTACTTTTGAAAGAATTTTCAGAATACAACACGATAGTAATTTAGTTACAAGAGATTTTGGTCGTTCAGACGAATGGTATGATGCTTATTTATGGGGCAACCATGCTCAGGCTGGTTACGTGAAGTTAGACGACAATGGTAATATTTCAGCAAAAGGAATCATCCATCCAGATTATCCCAATGATAATAATCTTGCATTTATGGCAGATGGTGGAATCAGGGATATTAATGATTTTGCCGGAACTTTGGTTAAATACATCGAAGTTCAGGCAGGAGCTGCATTTACTCCATCAACAGATGATACGCATTTAGATGTGTATGCAAGAGGTGACATGGAGCTATACTTGACAAGTGCTAATCATATTCAAGGAAAAAAAATTACTGTTTATACTAACAACAATCTTTCAGCCGTGGTTAAAGTATATCGTGATGGTAATTTGGTGACAACTATACAAAGTGGTCGAACTACTGAATTCATTCTAACTTTTACAGGGTGGACTATGACAGATATAGGCTCAAGTACATTTATTTAGAAATTAAAATTCCAATGGAGGAAAGGAATTAAAAAACGTCCTCCAAATTAAAAACTTCCTACAGTATTTTAATAGCAACAAAGCCAGCCATGGAGGACGAAATGTCTTCTTTGGCTGGCTTTGTTGTTCAGTACTGTAGGAGGTGCAAATTTAAACAATATTTATGGAGATTAAAATAATAAGTAAAAATTTAGGCGAATTAGTTATAAAACTAATCAGTAAACAAAAAGCAAAAGAGTTAATTATAAATAATCATTACTCGAAAAAATGGAATAATGCGAGTTTTGGGATGTACAATTTTGGCATCTTTCACGTAGGTTCAGAAGATGAAAATGATTGTCTTGGAGTGGCAAGTTATGGGTATATGAAGAATGCAAAGGCAAAAATATTCTATCATCCCAATCCTGATGCAATGATGATAGAATTAAATAGAATGTGGATATCTGATAAGTTGGGAAAAAATGCTGAAAGCATTCTGATAGCACACTCTTTAAAAGCCCTCAAAAAAGAAAATCCAGACATAGTGGCGGTACAATCATTTGCTGATGGTCGTTTAGGCTGTGGAACTATTTATAAAGCGTCTAATTTTAAATATTTTGGAAAGCACCAAACAATCTTTTTGGAAAACAAACTCACTGGAGAAATCACACATCAACAAAACTTAACTAATTCAACATCTAAATCGAGATACATTCGTGATAATATTGCATTTCTTTTAGGTGACTTTAAAACGTTTAAAGTTGATACATATAGGTATATATTCCCATTGTGTAAGAAGTTTCAATTTAAAACGCCTCAGGTGCCTTATCCGCCTTACAATAAAGGTCAGATAGAATTTGAATGGGTTAGAGATAAGAAAGTAATCAAAGAAAGATTGATAAACTTTATAAATAGCATTTAAAAGGCATTTAAAAAAGCATTAAAGCATCCAAAACGGATGCTTTAATTATTTGATTAATCGTGTTTTTTTTGACCTTTTAATTTAATTTTTTTGACCTTTTAATTTGCCGTTTATATTTGAGATATAACACAACCCGGAGTTTTTATTTTCGTTCAAAACTTACGTTGTGAATTGCTTTCATTTTTGAGTATCTTTGAGATATAACACAACCTCAAAATTTAACCCATTGTTTTCCAATGGGTTTTGTTTGTTTTTAGGATTCTAAAT